CCCAGATATCCCTAACGTCCATCCGAAATATTGGTTCGGTTCCGAGAATTTTAAATACGGCATGGCACGTTGCTGGGACAGACCTAAGACGTTTATCTTCAACACCCACAACTTCGCAGAGGATAAACCTACTGGAAGGTTTGTTTTTTTTGACCTTGATGTCATCATTCAAAACGATCTATCACCGATCATCACGTATGACCTAGAACATCCTACTAAGTTGCGCTCTTGGTGGCAGGATCCTAGACCTATGAAGTCTCGTAACTTCAAGTTAGCACACGGTGCCTACACTAATGGTAGTTGTATGGTGTGGTCAGATGATCAGACAGAATGCATCTGGCAGGATGTGTTGGAAAATCAAGAGCGTATTTGGTTTACGTTCACCGATGGAACAGACAACTATCACAGTTGGCGGTGGGGAGACTTTAGTAATACTCCGCTGTGGAAACATTTTCCAAATACCTTTGCTTACTCATACAATCGCGGACGCGACTGGGATTCTGGTGATCTAGAAGTCGGAATATATAGAAAGGATTGTATTCTGTGCGTGTTTAATGTGGACTTGCTTCCGTTTCAAGATAACCACAGAGGCAAAGTAAAACAAGAGTCGCTCGTTGATCCTAATCTTTTGGCGCATTGGAATATTTGATGATTAATATCTACACAGTCAAATGGGGATTTAAATATGGACCAGAATACGTAAATCGTATTCTGCAAATGTGCAGAGAGTATATAACTCAAGAATTTAAATTTTATTGTATCACAGAACATCCTGGAGATTTAGATCCAGAGGTTATAGTTATTCCCATTCCTGAAAATAATTATTACGAGAAATGGTGGAATAAACTCTACTTGTTCGACAAAAATGTCGTTCGGCAGATGGGAGAAAAACTTTTCCTAGACTTAGACATAGGTATACAACATAACATTGATTGCATTGTTGAATATGATCCGGAAGACACACTGACCTTCATTCGAACTCGTTGGCATAACATGAAGCAAATGAAAGAGGATACAAAAGAAATTCCGTTTAGATACACAGATCTAAATTCAAGCGTTCTTAGATGGAATGATAAATTAGATGTAAACAAAATTACTAAGTTCGTTGGAGATTATCCTGGCCAAATGTTTTTTTATTATCGCGGATTAGATAATTTATTTGGTCACCAAAGAGAACGTCTTCTGAAAATTGGACACTTTCCAGATAGTTGGGTTTATAGTTATAACTATGGATATGTTTGGCCAATTGATGTAAGAGAACGTGTTCTCAGACCTGAACCGCTCATTTGTTTATACGATTCAATGGAAAGACCACAAGATGTTAAATTATAATTATTTGAATAACTATCGTTACTGGGGTGAAGGATTGGATAAAATCCAACACGAACTGCCATGGAAGCATGAAGATTTTAGAAAATCTATGAATCCAAATACCATGGATGCTGCTATTTGGTTGGTTGAAGAACTATTAAAGGTTGAAGATCTACCAGAAAAACTAGACATTACAATTCTAAATTCTTGGTTAGGATTTCCGCTTGTTCCATTACTGTGCGAAAATCTAAATGTCAAGAAAATTAACTTGATCGATATTGACAAAGACGCATTAGAATTATCAAAGGTGTTCAATCGGTATTATTCTGAGATAGGAATTGAATTAAATCATATAAACTGGGATGTTCCTTTCGCATATCATGACATCAATGCACTGGGAACAGATATAGTAATTTCTATCGGTTGTGAAGCAATGTATCCTTTAAAGAATATGACAACAGCAAATCCCGATTGTATCTTTGCCTGCCAGTCATCAAATGTTTTCAAAGAAATGTATGGTATTAATTGTGTTCCGACAATCGAAGAGCATATCGAAAACGTTGGAGTTACTAATGTTCTTTACGAGGGACAGATTGCACAGTCATATTATAGTTGGGATGGTAAGATAACCTTCGATCGCTTCATGGTAATAGGAACTAAGTAAATGATGTTCGGTAAAAATACAGATATCGTGAAATTGACTGCTAATTGGATCCCAGGAAATTCTCTAGGTGCAGAGATCGGAGTTTGGCGAGCGAGATCGTCCCAAGTTTTGTTGACAAAAGCAAAACATCTTCACATGATTGATCCATGGGATATTTCTGTTTATGAAAATACTACCGATTGGTTGAATATGGGTTATGAAGGAATTCTAAAACGATATTCCGAGATCGTCGGATCTAATAATCCAGCAGACTTCCAAAATTTTTACGACAAACTGTATGAAAGTATTTGCAAAGAATTCGCAGAACTGCCTGTTACTATTCATCGAATGAAATCCAGTGAATGGTTCGCAGCATATACTGGAGAGAAATTAGATTGGATCTACATTGATGGTGACCATAGTTATGAGGGTGTGATGGCAGATTTAATCGCCAGTCTTAATGTTGTTAAGGAAAATGGTATAATTTTTCTGGATGATTTTTCAAAACAAAATCATATGCATCCTGGAGTTAGAGCAGCAATTATAGATTTTTGTACTGAACGAAAATTAAAATATGCTAGATTATATGACAATCAATGTATAATAGAATTGGGAGCAATTTGATATGGGCAGAGCAAAAGTAGTTGCACCACCACCACAAGATTATATTCCAGAACCATTAGTCTCACCAATAATAGAAGTTGTGTTGGAAGAAGAAAACACATCTTGGACAGATGGTAGTATGGAAGAAGAAATTGTTGAGGTGCAAAACAATGAACCCTCCCAAGAAGAACTTGAGAGGGAAAAACATGCGCAAGAGATTTATGAAGAATTGCAGAAACAAAAAAACATTGCCGACGAAGAAGCAAAGGCAGCAATAGAAATACTTGCTAAAGCAAAAGAGATTTTAGAAAATCCTCCTGTTAAAATCGAAACTGTAGTGGAAACAGTTATAGAAACTATTCATATTACAGATCCGCAGTTGGTTGAAGAATTACAACTTCTTAAAACAGCAAACGAAAGACTTACTAGAGAAAAAGAAGCAGCAGAAAAAGTACGAGATGAAATAATTGTTGCCGCCAGAAGCAAAGTAACCGAACAACGCATCAATCAACATGTCACTCAGCTTGATATGAAACAAAAAACTCCGTCTTTGATGAGTAAACTAAAAGCATTTTTAAGATCGCGCAGAATTAAAAAGGCAACTACTGTCGGTCTTCAAAACTATGAAACTGCAATTCTGGAGCGAGCAAGAATTACAGTTCCTGGAATGTTAGATAGTATAGAAAATATGCACGAGCAAATGACTATTTTAGAAGATCTACTCGTAAAATATAATGAAGTTAAAAGCACTCAACCATCAAAGTGAGATGCATCTTCGCCTGTAATATCTTCGATCATCGATCGCCAAATTTCTAAGTGTGGGACAACATAACCAAGAGTTAATCTCTTAGAAGTATTCGCGCAACAGTGATATAAAATCTTATCGGGAGTGTCATGATGACCGCCGAAATAACCAACCTTACATGACCATCCTTTCGGATCCATCAATGTCACAACTTCTTTGGTAGTCGGATCTAGGTATCTGAAAAACCCAGCATCTTCTTCACTGTTATATGTCAGTAGAATATTATAACCAGCAGCATTCCAGTTGTTGTGCCATCCCATAAATCCATTCTCAGGATAGTATGTGAACACAGCATTATTTTTTGCGCCAAGGTAATACATTAATTCTGTATTGGTTTTTTGTTGTTTCTGACTGTAATTAATAGGGAACCAAGGTTGACCATGTGCCTGATTTTGGTCAGTACACCATGCAACTTCGGGGAATCCAACGTGGGATTTTCCCTTACTAATAACATGGTTCATATATTGTTCGTCGGTTGACGTAATATGATTAAGTCCACCTTGACGATTTCTCTGCATGTCAGACGGTCCAAGAATTAGATCCTGGTCTGTTTGCTCGAAAAACCAATCAGTATATGGGTCTAGAATATCTGTAAGATCTTTAGATATAGAACTGGTAAATTGAATCATTTTGAAGTCCTTAGTCCACCAAACTAGTTGGAATTGTGTAATGATAGATAACTCTCTGCTGTCCCTGTAGTTCTTCCTCTTTGTATCCAACAACAAAGTTCCACCGAGCATCTGGTTCTGGAAATCTACCTGTTTTAACACCAAAGTCAAACAGATTTAATAACCTCCACATTGTAAACGTATCCCATTCTAATGCACCAGCAGGATAATGTTTACGATCCCAGTCAGGTTTATTTTGTTCCCAGTATTCATCATACCATGCACGCATCATCTTTAGGGTCTGGGGATTGTTGCGGTATACAAAAATACCACAGTGTTCAGTCATCTCTTCAGTTTCAGACAACTTAGTCAACGCTGCATTGTATGGACGATTCGCTGTAAAGATTACGTCGATGTCGTCCGGAATCTGATCAAAGATTTTCTGAATGTCTTCATGTTCGACTTCAGTATCACAGTCCATATAAACTGTTAGATCATATGGAGTCTGATCAAGTGCCCATAACTTAGCACGTTTGTCACGAGGAACATTCTCGGTTACTACATTGTCAAAAATCTCATAGTCATCTGGTTGCACCCATTCTTCATGTGTAAAGAATGTGATTTGTGCATCAGGATAATAATCTTTTAATGAGATTGCGGAGTTTCTTGCTGCCCTGTAGTAACCTTTGCGGCGAGTGGCAACATACAGGAATCCATTATTCGGCATCAACTACTTCTTGCACAATAGCAGCATTCGCTTCTTCTTGCATCAGTAACATTACTGTGTATGCAGTGACTTCCATAAATGTCTTAGACTTACGAATCTTAGACTTTAGATCGCGATTCTTAGAGTTCTTAACAACATCAATCTCAAAGGCATCCAACTTGGCAGCGAACAGTTGTTCCTGTTGCATACGAGTCTTGTCTACCTTCTGACGTTCAAGGTTTTGCTTGATCTGTTGATTGCGATCTTCCATGCGTCGATCAGTATTG